TATCCGTTCCGATATACCAAGGCGGAAGCGTCTTCTCGTACTGCACATAGTACATCGTAGACTCTCCCTAAAGAAGATTAAATTGGGCCACCAAATTCATTATCTCTTACACCTATTTATTTTTTTTTATATCCCGCTTAGTGATTTCTTCTGGATCAAATTCTTCAAAGGATAATACCTTTCTTCCAGATCGATCTAATTTTAAATTTTTGATAGTTTTAAAATATCTTTCGATACTTCTTATTAGGTCTTTATTCGACAATAATCTTACAGCATTTCCTAAACGATTCAGATAGTCTTGAATTTGAGCTTTGTTGGGTTTATTAACACCTAATGTAAAAAATTCTTTAAAGGTTTTCATTATACTTTCTTTCCTCTTTCCTTTTTAACAATTCCTCTTATGTATATTTCTATATCCGTATAAGAATCATGCGCCATTGACATAGCTGGTTTGGGGTAAGCTGTTGATAGGGTTTCCAAATCTTCTTTGTTATCATCATCAAACAGATTTTGTAGATGATGAATCTTTTTAACCTTTATATTATTGACTATCTGTTCATCCCATCCACTATCTGTTTGTCTTTTTGATTTGACATAACCATAAAATATAGCAGTCAGACCTTTTTTATGTTTTTTTAGAATCTTCTCTACACCATCAAAATAGTCTTTTATTACCAATCTTAATTTTTTCCCATCATTCAAATGTCTTTTCATTCCGCTCCAAAGATCAAATGCATCTCCAACATTTCTTACAACGAATTTCTTCGGTTGTTTTTCTTTTTTCAATCTCTTTGCACGGGCAGCTTTTTCATATGCTCTATCTTGTGCTTGTTCATCTTCTAACCAACCTTCAGAAATACCAGTTACGAGATATTTTTTAACAAGAGTCATTATCAAAGAATTGAGATCTTTTTCTACTTTTTTAACTACAGGAGATTTTATATTACCTAGTGCATTTTCAAACCAAGACAATTCCACCCACCTTCTGCCTGTTTTATCTACTTGACTCATAATATCATCTTTGGCAGATATAAGTATATCAGCATCTAATTCTGCAACAACACCACCATCTGTTGCAACACCACCTTCCATAGCTCTAGCATCCATAGAAAAAAATGCAGAGATAGATTTTTTCTTTCCTTCAAGTTTTTTCAGATCATTTAAATTATCTGGTGTTGTAGTATGAAATACCGTTGCACGAACAGTATCGGGCCATATTCTTTTAAACATTGGCCCCGAAATAGGAATCTTTAAAGAATTAGCATTTTCTTCACCATATCCGTTTGGATCAAACACATATTCTGATGTGCTGAACATAGCATATTCTTTTAGATAACTCTTAAATGTTTTCATAACTTAATCCTTGAAACTGTTCTAGTAATATAATCTGCAGCATCACCTCTATCATTCCAAACTTTAACTGGTAATCCAAAATCGGTTTCATCCCAATCTTCAGGATCATCACCAGTAACTATATGAACCTTTTCTATTTTGAAATTATTAACCACCAATTCATCCCACATTGGTTTATCCCCACTATCTGGATCTGGTTCTTGAATTCTTTTCTTAGTATAATCCGTGAGTAATGCACCTAATACTTTGGAATGTTTCTTCATAACCTTTTCCATTCCATCGATATAATCTTTGATGATTAATGACTTTTCTTTTCCACCAGTTGATTTACCAAGATAATTCCAAGCCTTATTGATATTTGGTAATGGTGTAATATCACTATGTTTTGTAACAATGTCTACCAACATACCCGATATATCTTTTTCCATTCCCTTGAGTTTTGCACCACCCCCCAAGCCAGGATCTGCATCTGTGGGGTTATTCATAAGTGAACTTAAAGTTATCCACCTTCTGCCTGTTTTGTCTGGTTGACTTGCAAGATCATCTTGTGATGCAATAAGAATGTCTGCAATCATCTCAAGAATAAATCCGCCGTCTGACTTAATTCCAGTATCAAGCACAATAGGTTCTATATTAAAAAATGCAGAGATAGATCTTTTTCCTCCTTGCATTTTTATTACTTTTTTCACACCATCAAAATCAGTCAAATGAAATACTTTTGTACGAACTGGTTTGGGCCAAATCCTTCTCATTATTGCAGGAGATATAGGAATCTTTATATCTTTTATTCCTGCTCTTGGTAGATCAAACAACATTGTAGATAGACTCTCAGTCCATGCTGGTTTCCCCGCTATCTTAAAAGGATTTACTCCTATTTCTGCAATGTATTGTTTAAATCGTAGCAACTGAATCTCCTACCTTGCCCGTCTTGTTTGCAATCGACACATGGAATACCCTTTTCGGATCTGGATCTGATTGGAGTAAATCTGTAACATACTCCTTGAGTTTTCTTTGTTGTTTAACTTTCATGTACCAATAAATTCTACCAGATGATTCTATCTTCTTTGGTTCTTCAAACTCTATCTGAAAATCTGGATTATCAAACTTTACACCCTTGAATTCCGAACTTATCTTTTTCCACCCAGGCCCCCCTGCAAGAGTGATGTGTAACTTATCATCTCCAATCGATTTCATGTCTGGATTCTTTTGGATCAACTTATGTCTAATCGATCTGATAAACTTGACTTCTCTTGGACTTGGATAATACTTTAAAATGTTCTCTGCTTCTACTTGGTCTGCAATGTATTGTTTGAATCGTAACATTTTTTCTTAATATGCTATATTTCTTGGTGGTTGTTCTTTCTTAACAACTTCTCTTGTATAAATTTCTAACTCTGTTGAAAAATCCCATTCTTTTACTGTTCCAAACAATTTTTCAGCCTTTTCTTTCGCAAATTCATATGAATCTATCGGATGTGTGCGGTCAGGATTTGCGGTATCAATCTTACGTTGAGTTGGTTTGATAAGATGAACAGTTTTAACCTTAATATTATTGACTAATTGTTCATCCCATGAATCTTCTGTTGATCTTTTTGATCTTGCATAACCATAAAATATATTACCCATTACTTTTTTATGTTTTTTAATGATTTTCTCTACACCATCAAAATAGTCTTTTATTACTACTCTCAATATTCTACCATCACCTTTTAAATGATGTTTCATGTTGCTCCAAATATCAAATGCAGCTCCTTGATCCTTTCCAAAATGTTTTGTCTGTTGAACTTCTTTGCCTTTTGGAAGATGTTTTTTAACAAGACCAACTATCAAAGTATTAAGATCCTTTTCTACTTTATCAAACGCAGGCCCAGTTCCATATCTTTGTGCATTTGCAAACCAAGACATTTCAACCCACCTTCTACCTGTCTTGTCTACTTCACTCATAATATCTGAACTTGCAGATACAACAACATCCGCATCCATTTCTACAACAACACCACCAGATGTTGCAACACCACTTTCCATATAACGAGACATCATTGAGAAAAATGCGGAGATAGTTTTCTTTCCTCCTTCAAGTTTCTTCAATCTTGCAAGTCCTGCATGATCAGTTACATGAAAAACTGTTGACCGAATCGTGTCTGGCCATATTCTTTTAAACATCGGCCCAGATATGGGAATCTTCAAACCACCAGAATGTCCACTTGGAACATTGAATACATAATCTGATGTACTCTGTACTGCAAATTCTTTTAGATATTGTTTAAACCGTTTCATTTATATTCCTTGTCCACATCCTTTACAAACTCTTTTATATAACCCTGTAATTCTAATGCATCTTCATCGCCCACTATCTCATTAATTTTTCCTTTAATAGCGATAAGATTTTCAACCATTCTTTTACATTCTATGTATTTGATTTGATGACATTTATAGATATCAGTATGACAAATAAACACTTCATCATTTTTATTTTTCGCATCTGTTGTGTACCAATACGTATAAAACGTAGAGTCCAACCATCTAGAATAACTCATTTTTTCCAAATTATTTTTTCTGTTTCTTGATTTGCCATTTCTCTTTAAACATTTCCACTTTATCGTAGACCTTGAGATGTTCTAACATAGAACTAACTGGCATTATGTCCTCTTTGAGTTTATGAGAAAGTGTCATAAGATCACATGGACTTCTTTTGAGTGTAGCGAGAATCTTGTCTTCAAACGAAGAATACTCGTTAAATTTTTTCATGTTACTTATCCTCTAATTGATAATTGAATGCTTTTGTATCTTTACTGGCTGGTTTTGCCATAGGTCTTAACCAAACATGGATCATCATCTCTCCTGTTGGTGATGGGAATTTAAATGCTGGTTTTCCCTTCTTCATTTTATAGTCATCAGTAGCATTAACTGGATGTCTTGCAAGTTTCCGTTTCTTGATTTCATCACTAACATACTTGTCAAGTTTTCTCTCTAAACTATATTCTTTAAACGTTTTCATCTTTTTTTTCTTTTTTGTTGGTTACAGGCCAATTGGTACAATACGGATGTTCTGGTACGTGTTTTTTTTCGTATTCCATATTAGACATTTCGGGTTCCTCATCATCCTCTTCATCAACTTTAGGTGGAATTAATACATCGATGATATCTTTAGGAGTATCTTTCATTTAATGTTTTTTCTTCTTTTTCTTTTTAGTACTAAAGGCCTTTGATACCGCTTTCTTTGCTTTCTTCGCTTTTGCGGCAGCGGCCTTCTTTGCAGCTTCTGCGGCTTTCTTTACCTGTTCTGCCTTTTTCTTTGCGGCCTCAGCTGCGGCTTGTCTTGCAGCCTCTGCTTTTCTCTGAGTTTCTTCTGCAATTTGTTTCGCTTTTTCTTCTGCGACTTTCTTTGCAGCCGCGGCTTGTCGTGCGGCTTCTTGTGCGACTTGTGCAACTCGTTCCGCTTCTTCTGCTGCGGCTTTTGCAGCGGCTTTCGCAGCTTCTTCTACTTCTCTTTCATGTTTTAATAATTCATCACGAGCTTTTCCTACCGCTTCTTGTGCAAGTCGTTCCGCCTCTTCTGCAACGGCTTTTGCGGCTGCGATTTCTGCAGCGTGTTCCTCTAATAATCTCTGTGCCTCTTCCTCTGCGGCATTTGCAAGTTTCTCCGCTTCTTCTTGTGCCGCGGCATATTCCTTAGTCTCTGCGATTGCATTAATGACATCTTTCGTTTCATCTAAAAGTTCACCAGTATCAATATCAACTTCTAAGTCTAACTCAACTCCTGCTATCAATTTAATTTCACCTTCTATCCCCATTGTAAGATGACCTTCATCAAAGGTTGCACCACCACCAACTTCTGCACCAGCTTGTAAACCGACAGATACGGCCGCACTTCCAGTTGCTTCTGCGGCACCTACTTGAACTGATGATTCAGATTCTACACCTACACTTGAACCGACACTTGCACCGGCACTACCTTCTGCACCATGAAGTCCTATTGAACCTTCTGCTTCCGCACCAACATGGGTTTCTGCATATGCACCAGCGGAAGTTTCTGCTCCCACCTCAATTTCAGTTACACCACCAAGATCGACATCTTCACTATGTCCTGCACTGGCTTCAACTCTTACCTCTGAACTTGCACCAACTGACGCTTCTACTACAACATCGGTATCTGTAACTTCTGCACTTCCTCCTGCGTGTGCCTCCACTTCAGCAGTTGCTTCTGCTTCCATATCAACTCCACCTTGAGTAGTTCCTGCATGAGCTTCTGCACTTGCACCAACTTCGGCTTCTGCGGATACACTTGTATCCGTAACTTCTGCACTTGCACCAGCATGAGCTTCTGCACTTGCACCCAAATCTTCATCCCCGACACTCACTTTTTCGGATACTTCTACGCTTTCTTCAGCCATTGTATTCCTTTTTAACTATGTTGTTTGTTTACTTCTATAATCATCAATTGCTCGTTTAATAGCATCTTCCGCCAATACAGAGCAATGAATTTTGACAGGGGGAAGAGAAAGTTCTTCCACGATGTCCGTATTCTGAATTGAATGCGCTTCATCCAATGACTTGCCCTTAATCCATTCAGTCGCCAAACTAGAAGATGCAATTGCAGACCCACAACCAAATGTCTTGAATTTGGCATCAATAATTTTTTCATTTTTATCTACCTCTATTTGAAGTTTCATTACATCTCCACATTCAGGAGCACCCACAAGACCAGTACCGACAGACTGACTCCCACTATCCAAACTACCAATATTACGTGGTTTTTCATAATGTTCTATTACTTTCTCTGAATATGCCATAAGTTTTTTCTTTTTCTTATTCATGTATGGAGCAATTCCCCCACAAGAATTTAATTTCATTTTACTTTAATCTTCATCCCAAGGCAATAGATCATGAACACCTTGTTCTGCTAAAAGTACTCTATTTTTCCAATGTTCATCTTTAACATCATCTTTGTTTTGACCAGTATAACCCACAGCATGACCATTCTCACATAACCATTTGTTTACGTTAGTCCATCCGTTGAAATCGTGTCCATCTTCTGTACAGTTGATCCAGATCTCTCCTAGAATTCTACCGAACTTTCCTCGACTGTCCGCTTCTGGACATCGAACTTGAATCTCAATATCATCTCTGTCAGACATGATTGCCCAATTCACCCACGATGATAATGCAGCCTTGGATAACTTACCATAGATTTTTTCGTTCTTATGTCTTGTTCTAGATTCTGGTGTATCGATTCCGAGCAAACGAACTCTTCCGCAATACCTTACATCGAAACCTAAGTCAATTACTGCATCAAGAGTGTCACCATCGACAATCTTCTCTATAGCAGTTACGTTGTAAATAAATTCACAAGGTTCGTCATTTGTATATTCAGCCACTTTTTACCTTTCTATTCGCAACCACATGGGGATTCTTCAGAACACTCACATGATTCACAATTACAGTTTTCGCATTTACAGTTTTCGTTATTGCACATTTTACTTTTCCTCGTTTTTATTTTTTAATTGTTTATGATTCACCCTTTACTCCCTTTTTGTCTTTTCTTCCAGACATTGCCTTTCTACGTTCTACATCCTTTTTACGTGTTGTGATAAGAAGTTTTTTTGCAAATCGATCAATTACTTTTTGTTTCTTTTTAACTATCTGTGAAATCTTTCCACGTTCTGAATAACTGAGTTCTGATTTTTTCTTTGTTCGGAGTTTAGGAAAGAATTTTTTGACAACCAGTTTGATTGCGGCTTTACGAGCACGCACTGCAATTGTTGCTTTGGTTGCTGCACGTTTCATTGCACGTAATCGTTTCATAATAAATCCCGGCTTCTTCGCTTGAATTCTCATTCGGATTGCCATTTTTCTTCGTTGTGCAGGAGAAAGACCTTTACTTGGTATTTTACTCGCCTCTGCTTGAATTCTCAACTCTTCTATTTTTCCTTCTCTAACAGCTCCTTTGAGTAATAAAAACTCACACATTTGATCTTCTCGTAAAGGGGATATAGAATCATCTTTACATAACATGTCTATTTCTTCTATTAAAGAATTTATTTCTTCTATTTCTTCAGTAGTATATTCCATATCTTCCTTTATATTGTCCTTCATTTTTTCTTTTTCTTTGGGGTGTGTTTTCTTTTATGTTGACTCTTCGCAACCCTTAATACTTCTTTACGATGCAAGTCACTTATATCCACATCTTGATATTTCTTAAACATCCCAACCATCTTAGCAAGAACTTTCATTAACATGTCTACATCTGCAAGAGCATTGTGCCAACCTTTAACATCTATGCTCATCGCTGTACTTAGATTTCCTAATGTTGATGAAACTTTTTGTTTTCCTGTTTTTGTATAGGTGGATAATGATTTCAGAATCAAATCCAATTCTCCACTACCTTCTACTGATTTGAGTAACGGAATGAAATACATCTTATTCAATTCAAGTGTATCCAATGTCTTGTATGTCTTCATCTTAATACCATACATCTTCGCACGAACACCAAGATACTTCAAATCAAATGGCGCATTATGTGCAATCAAGACAGGATTTTTAAACTGGTTTATAAATTTAAAAAATACATTTATTGCATGAACTTCTTTTATGAATCGGGCTGTTTTTGCACCATAACGAGTCATCTTCAACACCTCTTGTGGTGTCTTTAATTTGTCTTTTGGTTTTACGTGTGAATCCCAATTCTCTCGTTCTGGTGTGCCTGGTTTTAAAACATCCTTTGTAACTTGTAATAGATTAACCTTGTAATCTATCTTATCAACTTCTTTGAATGTTGATCCATCATATGCAACCGCCGCAATTTCAGTAAGTTGTAGATAATCCTTTTTGGGAGTAAGTCCCATTGTTTCAGTATCAAAATAAATGAGAGTTTTCCCATTGAAATTCAAAACGGTATCTAACAACTCCTTAATTGAAAGTCCGTACAGTTGGGTTTTCCCCTCGCAAAATTGTTTAAACGTTTTCATTAATTATCTACCTTTGCTCCTGCACGCCATTGGTAACAACTCCAATACCTCGCTTTCCACTTTGGCCCTATATCATCATCACAACTATGTCTTGCACGAAATGCTTTCCGTCTTTTTGGATCATCTCGTTTGATTTCCATATTAGGATCACCAAAACCCAATCTGATTACATTTCCTTTTTCGTTCTTCACATACACATAGAACTTCTTTCTATCTCCTTTGGGGGCACGAAAAGGGTTATTCAATTTAACCTTCTTTCCTTGATATTCAGATTCTTCATCAATCTTTAGATATTCTTTGAATGTTTTCATCTTATGCACCACTTATTTCTCCACGAGCAGCAATGTCCACCTTGTCTTGACTCTTTGCCCACTTCTGAGCCTGTGCTTTGTTTTTAAATCCACTGGAAACTGGCATCCATTTATTGCTCCCCACATGACCCATTGCATACCATTTCTTGTCGCTCGGGTTCTTGGAAACAATATACTTGGAATTTGCTTCTTCTAGATACTCTTTGAATGTCAATAGAGATTCTTCTGATTGAATTGCTTTCAATCCCATTCCTTTACGAACATCATTCATCATGTTCTTTGTATTCTTGGCACCAAATCCTCTTGGAACTCCTCCCTTAAAAGATTTTAGATCTCCATCTACCGCTGCGGCCCTCATCTTAGATGCAGACATTCCTGAAACACCTTCTGCATCTGGATCACGTTCTCCTGCACTAACTACTTCGATTTCCTTGAAACTATAAGATGCTCCCTTGAGAGGCGCATCATCACCAGTTGCACCATTGAACTTATCCAATTCAGTTTGAAACTCTCTAACTCTATCACTTCCAACAACCATGATTAATCTATCATAATGTTTGTTTAAAATAATTGCAATAAGGCGAAGAA